GCTAAACTGACGTACGGGTAACCGTACCGGGGGTTCGAATCCCCCAGCTTCCGCTTAGAAGGTAAATTACCGCTTTTTACAAAAGTTAAAACGCTGATTCTTAACGAATTAGCGTTTTTTCTTTTTAAATTAAAACTAAATATTGCGCTTTATTTGCGACCTAATTTGCGACCACTTTTTACGACCACTTTTTAACTGTAATTTGTTTGTGTATAACATATTGAATTACAGTGTTTTAAAAAGATATTTTTGGTCGCAGAGGATATAAATATGGTGCATAAATTGGTGCTTCGCAAAATATTTAAGCACTCCTATCTTATCTCAAAAGGACTTATTTGTTGAACCAATTAAAACAATTAAGTTATGAGAACTTTTTCAGTGAACTTTATGGTAAGACCTTCAAAGGTCAACAAACAAGGTGTAGCACCAATTGAAGCAACAATTATTGTGGATAACGAAAGAACTATTGTGCAACTTCAAAGAAAGGTTGAACCAACCAAGTTTGATACGAAGAAACAGTTGGTAAAAGGTAAAGGTGAAGATACCAAAGATACTAATGAATATCTTTCTTTGATGAAAGCTAAGTTTTATGAAGCCCAAACTTCACTTATCAAGCTTGATTTGGCTGTAACAGCCCAATCGGTGAAAGATATGTTCTTGGGTAAAATAAAAGGTAATCAGTGTACTTTATTTGAATTGTATGATGAACACAACCAAGATGTGTTGAAACAGGTACAGGCAGGTAACTTGGTAATGACTTCTTATGATAAGCATATAGTGGCTTATAGATACTTGAAATTGTACCTGCAAGAAAACTTTGGTAGAAAAGATATAGGGCTACCCGAAATAAACGCTTCATTTGTACAGGGGTTCTTCACTTTCCTATTAGGAAAGATGCAGAACAACAGTGCAATTCAAAATATCAAGAAGTTCAAAAAGATAATCAATCTTGCTTTGGCTAACAATTATATCCAAGTGAATCCATTTCTTACCGTTAAGTACAGGACACAAAAGATTGAAGTTGATTATTTGACTGAATCAGAACTTGAAGTTTTAATTCATAAAGATTTGGGTACTGATAGACTTTCAAAGATACGTGATGTGTTTGTTTTCAATTGCTTCACGGGTTTAGCTTTCACGGATGCAAAGACTTTAACCAAAGATGATTTTGTGACTGATAATGATGGCAACAAATGGATTAAGAAAACCCGTCAAAAAACAAACGTAATGTGCAAGATACCTTTGTTACCTGTTGCGGAACAGTTGTTAGAACGATATGATTATAAATTACCTTTTCCAAGCAATCAAAAGATGAACAGTTATTTGAAAGAAATTGCTGCTATATGCGGAATCAAGAAAGAACTGCATACGCATATTGCACGCCATACAGCAGCTACTTTGTTTCTGAATAATGGTTTATCAATTGAATCTACTGCATCTATATTAGGACACACCAACACCAAACAAACACAGCATTATGCAAAGCTGTTGGATAATACAGTAATGAAACAAACATCTAAGATTGCTACTAAATATAAATCTATTTAGAAAACAGTCTCAAAGAATATTGAAGGGTTGGAAGTTCCAACCCTTTTTTATTTCCACTACCTTTTATCTTTTATCAAAAATCAGAAGATGATAAAAATTAAGATAGAAGATACAATATATAATGTTCCTAAAGGTTGGAATGATGTCACTTTGGGACAATATGAAAAATGGTTTGATTATGTTGCTGATACCAAAATGAAGGAAGTTGAATTGGTATCGCTTATTTCAACCATTCCATTTGACCTGTTATCAACCCTTCCATTATCCTTTTACACTGATGTGCTGAATATGGTTAGTTTTGCCTTTGCAGGAAACAAATATAAACCGTCTAACAAGATTTTGATTGGTGATGAAGTATATTCAGTTTCAACTAAAGATGAACTGACCTTAGCGCAATATGTGGATGTTGAAGCCACCTTTGAAGAAGAAGGTAATGATTCACGTTTATCTGAAATACTTGCAATTGTTTGTTTGAAGAAAGGTGAAAAGTATGATTCCAAGATATTAAAGGAAAGAAAGAAGTTGTTTCAGGGTTTGAAGATGAATGAAGTGTTTCCCCTGCTTGCTTTTTTTTTGCAGTTAAGAAAGAACTTATTGATAATTACAACATTCTATTTAAAGGTAGTGGAACAGGCAAACCAATTTGCAGACCTTATCAGGACTTCAGCAGAAAATGGGGATGGTACAAGGTTATTGCCGAAATTGCAAAGGATGAAATACAGAAGTTTGATGAAGTCACTTCAGCAACAGTTATCACAGTGTTCAACTTCTTATGTTACAGACTTGACAAAGCACAGGCAGAAGAAGCACAATACAAGTTTGAAGAACAGCTTTCAAAAAATAAAAAGTAAACTATTCAGAAAATGATTGAAACAATAGTAAATACATTCAGGGAATTAGCACGCACACATAAAACAATCAAATCATTCTATTATAACAAGAATTATGAATTGGGTGCAGGTAATGAACCACACCCTTTACTTTGGTTAGAAGAACCGATACTTGGAAGTAATACAGGCACTAATGGTTCTGTGTTTTCCAATTCTGTAAACTTTTCTGTTTTATTTGTACCTGATGCAGAACATTCAACTGAACACCTGCAATCTTTAGCTTTCAGTATAGGGTTGAATATGATAGAGAAAATAAAACAGGATAGGGATTCTTATTTTACCATTAAGCCTGATTGGACTTATCTAACCTTATCTGATTATTATGATAATAATTGTTGTGGCGCACGCTTCAGTTGTAATTTAATTACAAAGAATATCAGTAACCTTTGTTTGTTGCCTGAACAATTTGATGAAAATAAGCAGTTGGAAGAAGAAGCAACCATACCTGACTTTGATATAACAGTAACGGAAAACGGTTGTGAAACATTTACAAATAAACTTCCTGATTTTGATATACCAATTAGAAGATGAATAAAGAGACACTAAAGATAGTTGAAGCAATTGGTAATGATATACTGACTTTGGCAACAATAATAATGGAAGATGATTCTATTTCAGTTAATGATAAGGTTGGAAAGAACACATTAAAGAACAGTGCTTTAAAATCGGATATGGAACAGAAGATACAAGCCACTGATAACATAATGATTCAAACGTTCTTCAATCACTATATTGTTTATTTGGAATGGAATCGACCTAAGAAATATGGTAAGCAGCCACCAATTGATGTATTGCGTGATTGGGCTTCAAAGAATGGAATACCAACCGATAACAGTACATTATGGTTGATTTCCCGTGCAATATGGCGTGATGGACACCGTGGCAGGGCTATACTTGCTACACTTGAAAACAATATTGAAGAACTATTTGAAAAACAGTACTTTGATGAACTGTTTACTGCAATAATAACGGAGTTAAAAGACTTCTTTAAAGACTAAAAATAAGAATATGGGATTTTTTACGAACACAAGTATAGCAGATGTAGTTGAAAATAAGAAGATTACATTAGCACATAACCCTAATTTTGTGATATTTAAAAATAAGAATAGTACAAAAGTACCTGTTGCAATCAATTTAACTGTTGTGGCAACTTATGCAGGTGGTGATGAATACCCTGAAGCCACAGAATTCAGTATTATTGAGGTATCAACAGGTATAAAACATACCTTCAGAGGAACAAATAAGAAGGAAAATCTTAATTCCAACACCTTTTTATTGAATTCAAACCAATCAATTACGGCTGAAAACATCCGTATTTCCTTTATGAAGGACAGTTGGTTAAAGAATAACTTTGAAATAACCATACCATTTGATATAAACGGAACAAATATCAAGAACGGTAATACCATTTATATCACTTCTAAGGGTGCAGGTGAACAGTTTACCTTTACCTTTGAGAATTTGAACAGTACATTTTTGCGTTTAAATGGTAATCCTGAATCTTCATCCAATTCAGATAGTATTGATGGTGGTAAGGGTAAAACAGAAATTGAATTGGAATTGTATTCTGATACCAATTGTTTTTTAGGGGTGAAAGATATTCCAACAGAAGCAGACTTTGGTACATATACAACCACGCTATCAAAGCACTACTTTCAGGATGAACTTTGGTTTGAGACAAATAACCTATTATCCAAGAAGGTTAATTATAAAACTGATTTTCTTACATCTTCTGATTGGGTTGATACGGGTACATATACTGATTACAGGTATATAGCCAAAACCTTTGATGGAGAAACACGAACACCATTTTATATTTCAAATGTACTATATGTATTGAATGGGTATGATTACACTTTGAATGAAAATGATTTGACTGATTACGTGTATGATACCCTGTACCCCACTGTTGTACAGCCTTTGACAAATGCACCTGATAAGAATTATGTGGTAGGACAAACAGAATACTTCAACTTTATATTATCTGATATGCAGCATAATATCAACATTACACCTGAATTTAACTTTGGACTAACCTATAAGTATTATACACCTTCAGGCGATTATATAACCACTATCAATAAACAGAATAAGAATAGAAAGAAAATGTATGTTGTAAACACTGTTCAATTGAACCCTGATATTGAAGGGGTTGAAAAGAGTACCAACAAAACGGTTGGTTCGTTTACAGTAGCTTTAAACAAGGATAACACGCCTATTAGTAAGGAATTGAAGTATAATGTTGTACCTGAATGTTTGAATAGAACAAATGAATTTGCCTTTTTAAATAGATTAGGCGGTTGGGATTCCTTTAACTTTGGCGGTATATGGAGTACAGAGTTTAAAACGGATGCTTCAACCGTTTATAAGACCCTTCTTCCTGACTATAAGATTAGTTCTGAAATTGAATCAGTATTTAAAAAGGAGATTGAAGAACAATTTAGTATTAAATCAGATATTGTAGATTATAATACTGTTGAATGGTTAAGAGAATTGGCAGCTTCTAAGGTTGTTTATGAATTATATTCTTTGAAGTATGTTATTGTAGATGATTTGAATTTGAAATATAATGATGATGATGATAATTACCAAGTTGAAATGAAATATCATTATTCAGACAATTTTAATTCTGTTATCAAGGGATAAAGTATATTTCAGATAGTATGTAAAGGTGGTACGGGTAACTGTATCACCTTTTATCTTTTTTCAAAAAAGATAATGGTAAACGTTGAATTATATATAAACAATCAGCTTTGCGATATAGTTAGCCCTTATGAATTAGGTGTACGATTTCAAAGGGAAATACTAATACCTTCTGAAATTACAACTAAAGATGTTCAGTATAGCTTCACAATCAAGCTACCAACTTCGGCAACCAATAACAAGATATTCAACTTTGCTAATGTTGAGGAAGTAAAGAACAAATTCAATTATGAATATAATGCTATATTGATTGTAGATTCAATAACCGTATTCACAGGTAAATTCAAGATTACAGAAATTGATGAAGAAACTTATAAAGGCAACTTATATATTCCTGCTGCTAAGACTATCAAAGAAATTTTCAACGGTAAGAAAATGACTGAAAACGGTAATTGGTATATACCATTTAAAGATATTGGTTCGGTTGGTGGTTATAATTCAAAAATGATTACTGAATTACAGGATTGCATTTTTCCAATCGTGTTATATGGGCTATTACCCAAGAATCCAATAAATTCAAATGCTATTGAAAATGGAGAAGTAGTTGGTGAATATACCCCTAAAGATGAATTTGATGATTATGTAAGAATGGGTATTGAAGATTTTCCACCTTCTGTAAATGTTCTAAGAATGTTGAGAAAAATATTTGAAAATAACGGTTATACGCTTGGTGGTACAGCATTTGAAGATACAAGATTAACCAACCTTTTTGTTTCATATAAAAATGAATCTGATTATGAACAGGAATGGAATTGGGGAGATATGGCAAGTTTCAAAGTAAAAGGTAATTGGGAATCAGTAAGAAACAGATGGCAAAATTACAGAACCTTTGAACGAAATATTGAACGTGTTGAATCGGATAAGGGTGCTTTTTATGTAACAGACTTATTAAATTGCAACAGAACTGTTATTACTGAAATATATGATACAGGAAGAAACTTAACTACAAGCGTTGAAAAGGATAAATGGAATGATGAAAACTACATGAAAAGAAAAACACTTATCACTATTCCCAAATCAGGATTATATAAAGTAAGATTGAAAGGTTCAATTGAATTGGAACAGGGACGTGATAACAGTGGTAAAGATAGTGGTTGGAAATGGACGGATAACGTAACAGGCAATATATTTACTTCAGGTGGGCAATACAAAAGAAACAGATGCAATTACTTTGATAGAAAGCGTTATGAATTACAATTAGTGCGTGATTTTGGTTCAGGCGATTTTGAAACTTCCAATAAAACAACTGTTGGGTTTTACTTTCAGCCAAACAACCCACAGAACAATACTTTTAATGGCAATTCACCTGAAAATTACCCAAAGTATTTTCCTAAACCATTTGGTGCACAATTAATTGATGCTTCAACTGACGAAAAATTTGTCAGTGGTTTGCATTTTGGAAGGGTTGATAATGATACGGACTATAACCCACAAGGTTATCAGGCTAATTATATGTTCATCAAGAACGGTTGGAGTTGGAATAAATCTTATACCCAAAAACAAAAGATATATTCTGCTTATAATAATCCTGATGGCTATTGGTGTTGGGGTACTGATAATGACGCAACTATTGAAACTGACCCTGAAACGGGTGAAGAAGTTGAAGGTGGTGATGATACAATATCTTTGGCTTGGAGACAATCAAACCGTTATCAGACTAAAATAAACAATATACCAAGTTCTTGGTGTGGCGCACGTGATGAAATATATGGTGAAGGTGAATTGTATCAAGTTGTTTGGTTTGAAAAAGGTGAACATCTTACATTATTGGCTGTTGGAGAAGCAAACGATTACAGAAGAAACACAGATAAAACCAAATGGAGCGTTTACCCTGCTTACATGAATGTTACCTTTGAATTGGATGTTGAACCATTCAGAACAGATATATCTTGGATTACCATTAATAATAATGGTAATGGTTATTCTGATATGGATTGGAATGCACCATGTAATTTTTTGAAAGGGCAAATTGACTTGATAAAGTTTCTTCCTAATGACGTGAAAACTGATGAATGGATAGAAAATTTCTGCAAAGCATTTAATTTGAAGTTGTCACAGAATGGATTGAAAAACTTTGATTTAGATGTTAAACAGGTAAATTATTTAAGTACCACTTCTGTTATTGACTTAGAAAATAAAGCAAATATCAATTTCAGAAACAATACACCTTTAAATTTACCTTCTGCTTTTGAATTAGGGTTTTCAATCAATCAGGATGAAGAAGGATTTAAAAGAACAGGTGATGATGGTGGTGGTAAGTTTGAAACGGGTACTATTGATGGTAAGGTATTAACCCAAACATCAAACTTTAGTTATGGTTGGTATAAGGATATAAAATACATGGGCAGACAAAATGATACAACTAAAGAAGTATTGTCTTTACCAATAATTTCAAGTTATGAAGTATGGCAGGACGATATGACTTATAAGGAAGGTATTTCTAAAATATATACAAGTTATAATCAAAGGTTTTGGTATTATTCAGGTTCTTATTATATTGATTTATTCCTGTATAATGATAATGTGTCAAGCCATTATAGAGGTCTTACAATAGCTGATGTTTCCAATACATTCAATCAGGATAAGATATTGAATTTGGATTATAAGAATAAAAGTAATTCTATTCTAACCACTTATTTCACAGTGGTTGCATCAAATGATACCAACTATACTGAAATAGAATGTTATTTAACCCCTGATGAATATGATAGATTGGACGGTTCAAACTTGGTTAAGTGGAATGGTGATTTATATTATATATCGAGTATTGAAGGGTATGATATAACTGAAAAGAATAAAACCAAACTGAAACTTATCCGAAAAATGAATTGATTTAAGTGGTGTGGCTGTAATGGCTGCACCACTTTCTTTTTATCTATTTTCAAAAAGATATAAATGGATAAAAAGATATTCGTTATTCAGATAGACGGAATAGAAAAATCATATAATGATGTTCTTTCTTTGGTGGATGCTTTGAAGCAGTTGGATAACTCCAACACTACTGTTACTGCTTCAACAACCCGAAAGACAGAAGCCACTACTGAACAGGATAAAGCCCAAAAACAATATCAGGACACTTTAAATAGATTGGCAAAACTTGAAGAAGATGCGACCAAACAACAGATAGCAGCAACTCAAACTTTGCGTGAAAGAAGAAGTATTGTAGAACAGGAAGTTAAAGTTAATACTGCAAATGAAGGTAGTATTAAACAAATGGGTGCACAATTATCACTGTTACGAAAACAGTATGACAATCTTTCAAAATCTGAACGTGAATCTGAAAAGGTTGGTGGCAAACTATTGAAGCAGATTCAAGAATTAGATGCTGCATACAAAGAAGCCAAAGAAAGTACGGGTAGATTTCAAGATTCAGTAGGTAATTACGAAAAAGCAACAGCAAGTTTAGTTGAACAGGCAGGTGAGTTTAAAAAAGGGGTTGGTGAGTTGGAAGACCAATTGGCACTTCTGATTTCACAAGGTGTTGACCCTACTTCTGAACAATTCCAAGAATTAGCCAAACAAGCAGGTGAAGCCAAACGAGCAGTTAACGAAGCAGCAGCAACAGTTGATGCTTATGCGAGTTCTGCTAAAGGATTATCTTCTGTAATAAACGTGGGTGAATCATTAACTGCTGCATTCGGAACTGCAACAGGTGTAATGAGTATGTTCGGTGTGTCGGGTGAAGAAGTTGCACAGAAGATTGCCCAATTGCAGGGTGTGATGGCAACCCTTCAATCACTTCAGGTATTACAGGAGAATATAACCAAGAAAGGTACTGCAACCAATCTTCTTTACTCAAAAGCATTAAAGGTACTTGGATTAGGTCATAAACAAAACGCTGCTGCATTAGCAACTGAAACGGCTGCACAGGGTGCAAGTACAGTGGCAACAGGTGCAGCAACAGTTGCCACCAAAACATTTAGTAAAGCTCTTATTGCAACGGGTATAGGTGCTATTGTGGTTTTACTTGGTTTATTGATTGCCAACTTTTCAGAAATAAAGGATTGGTTTTTGAAATTGATTGCACCAATTGACGGTTTTAAGGCTGCTTTAATGGGTATTGGTAGTGTAATTGTAAACTATATAGTTTCACCTTTCAAAGCCCTGTTTAAATTGATGAAGGGTGATTTTTCGGGTGCTGTTGATGAATTTAAGAAGGGTTTTGATGTAATGGGTAATTATGCAGAAGGAAAGAACGCTTCAATCGCTGCATCAAATGCTGCACGCAATAAGAAATTTGTTGAAGGTGCTTTGGCAACTACTGATACCCTTATTAAGAATAATGAAGCAAAGTATGGTTCTGATTACAAGTACACTGAAGAAGGAAAAAAACTATATCAAAAGTATTATGCTTATCAGTTGAGTTTGGCAAAGGATGATAAAGAAAAGTTTGCCGAAATACAGCGTGAAAAATGGGCTTATGATAGAGAGTTAACCGAAAAACAAACAGAAGCAAATAAGAAAAAAGCTGAAGATGCTAAGAAAGCAGCAGAGGATGCAAAGAAGATTGCTGATGAAAGAAAAAAACAATTGGAAGAATATAAAAAATCTTTGGATTCTTTCAACAAAGATACTTATGCACTTTCTATTGCGAATGAAGAAAAATTGATTGCTGCACAGAAAAAAGCAGCCAAGACTTCTTCAGAAGTGGCTTTGGCGTATGGTAAAGAAGCTGAATTACTCAAACAGAAGAATGAGGATGAAAAGAAAAAGGTTGAAGAACAGTATAACGAACTGATTAAAAAGGCTGAAAAACTAAAACAGGACACAACTAAGATAACTGAAGCCAAGAATGCACGTATAAAGGAACTTGAAGAAAAGCAGAAGGTTGATTTAATTGATTTGGAGACTGAAAAGACTGAAGCAATCAATAAAATTAATGAAGATGCCAAAAAGAAAAAAGTTGAAGAAACACAAAAGGCACTTGATTCTGAATTGAAATTGATGAATTCACATTATACATCAATCCAAGACCTATCAAAAAATGCAGTTAAGAAAAGTGGTAAGTTTGATTTGATTGATGTGGATGCTACCAAAGCCAATTACAAGAAGATTGGTGAGGAACTGAACAAGTATTTGGATAATCTTAATTCATCTAAAGACCGTATCAGTAAGTATTATGATGAGATGGCAGGGTTATATTCCAAAGATTCACAAGAATTTAAAGATTTGCAGGAAAAGAAACAGGCTGCTTTGAATGATGTTGAAAGTAAAATCAAAGTTACCAATAAGAATATTGAAGATAATATACAGGCTTCAACCCAAACCCAACAGCAATATTTTTCTGACTTATCAGAAAAGATGGCTAAAGCTTTTGAAGGCGTGAATGAACTTCTTTCAGGTGCATTTGATGCTGCACAATCTATTTTTGATATACAAATGGAAGAAGCACAGGCAAAATTGGATGAAGTAACAGAAGCTTATGACGAAGCTGTTTCAAAGAAAGAAGAATCAAACGCAAGATTGGCAGAATTGGAAGAAGAAGCCAAGACAGCAACAGGTGGACGTGCGCAGGTAGTACAGGAACAGATTTCAAGGGAAATGGATAACAATAAACAGTTAGCCCAACAGGAAAAAGAACTTGCAAAAGAGAAAGAAAAACGTGAAAAGGAAGTTGCCAAAATTGAAAAGAAACAGAAGAAAACCCAATTGGCACAGAACTTAATAACGGGTATCGCACAGACTGCACTTGGTGTAACACAGGCTTTAGCAAGTTCACCACCACCTGTATCTTTTATAATGGCTGCATTAGTGGGAGCCATGGGCGCAATCCAAACAGGTATTATTGCAGCGCAGATGGCAAAACTTGAAAAAGGTGGTTTGTTGAATGGTAAACGACACTCACAAGGTGGTATTCCTGTTGGAAATACAGGAATTGAAGTTGAAGGTGGCGAATATGTTATAAATCGAGTTTCAACACAGAAGAACTTAGGACTTATTGAATATATCAACACTTCACATAAAGAAGTACAGGTAAATGATGTTGTTTCCTTCTTTAATGGCAAAGGTTCTACAATCACCCCTGCACCTACTTTCAAAGTGCAGTATGAAACAGGTGGACAATTGGCAAATCTTGATACTGTTGGTGCTGCAACAGGTACGGATAACAGAATATTAGATGCTTTGAATAGTATTGATTTCAAACCTTCTGTATCGGTGAAAGAAATACAGGATGTGCAAAGCAGAATGACTTCAATACGTGAATTGGCAGGTGCAAGTAATTGAAAATAGTTTATTAATAAGGTGATATGGGTAACTGTATCACCTTTTTATTTCAATTTATCTATTATCAAAAATTGAAATGGCTAAAATTCCAATATATGAATGTAAAGTTGATGAATCCCTGAATGATGTAACGGGTATTTATGCAATTTCCTTTGTTGATGAACCTGCTGTTGAAGAAAATTTTGTTGCATTATCAAAGCAAAAAGTGATATTGAACAAAGATGAAAAAAAGCAAATCCTTACAGGTGTGGTTTTAAAACCAAATCAACTGATATACCGATTAGACGAACAGAACCAACCTTATTATATCCAATTTTCAGAAGTTGAAATTGAAAAGATTTCCCACAAGATGATGAAAGCAGGATTGGCACTACAACACACGACACACCAACACGAATCTGAATTGAAAGGCAATTACTTAACTGAATTATGGATTGTAACCGACCCACAGAATGATAAATCAAATGCTTTAGGCTTCAAAGATTTACCCAAAGGTACATTAATGGCTTCATATAAAGTCACTGATAAAGGTTATTGGGAAAATGAAGTAATGGCAGGAAAGGTAAAAGGATTCAGTTTGGAAGGATTTTTCAATCAAGAATTAAAACTAAATAAGATAATAAAGAAAAATAAAATGAATAAACACAAGAAAACAAGCCTTTTAAGTAAAATAGGCAAGTTCCTAATGGATATTGAAGATGTAGAAAGAACTGATGCAACCGATTCAGGTGAAAATGTACGAATCTACCAATTATATGACGGTAAAGAAGTAATGGTTGATGAAGATGGTTTTGCGACTATTGATAATGAGCAAGCACCTTCAGGTGAACATAAACTTTATGACGGTAATACATTAGTTATTGATGATGCAGGGCAATTTGTAGAAGTAAAACCTTCTGCTGTTGCTGTAACTGAACCTGCTGAAGCCGTTCCTGCACCTGTTGATGTTCCAAATGAAAATCCTGCACAATTGACTTCAGTAGATGAAGAAGAAAAGAAAGAAGATGAATCTGTTGAAGATGAAAAGGATAAAGAAAAAATGGAAGATGTACCTGCTGAAGTGGATGTTGATGCTGTTATGGCTGAAAACGAAGCATTAAAAGCAAAGGTTGCAGAACTTGAAGCCAAGATTGCCGAATTGGAAGGTACAGTTGAAACTAAAGACACTGAAATTACTGAAATGAAGAAAATAACACCTTCTGTTTCCCCTGTTGTTCCGACAGCATTAAACGCAACTGCAAAACCATTTGAGAAAATGACAAGAGCAGAACAGATTGCTTATACTTTGAGAATGAGCAACAAAAAAAAATAGATTTATCTATTGAAAAATAAGAAAAAGAAAAACACAAAATAGAACATGGCAGAAATGTATGATATTACGGGTATTAGTTACCAAGCTTCAAGACAACCTGAATGGTTTACCAAAGCCTTATTTACAGGTAAAATTATAGATGGTAATTATGTTAGAATACTTCCTAACGTGAAGAAAAGCACCTATCTAAATATGTTAGATTTAGATGGAAACGTTTTACAAAAATCAAATAACGATTGTGGTTGGAATCCAACAGCAGCTTTGAAATTATCTGAAGCATTAGCAACTGTAACCGATTATAAGATTCAATTAGAAGATTGTATTGAAAAGTTTAACAGTACTTGGTTAGTTGACAAGATGAAAGCGGGTGCAAATGTGGATGAATTACCTGCAACACTTGGTGAAGCAAGTTTGGATATAGTAGGTAAATCAGTAAATGCAGATATTGAAAGAATGTTATTCGGTGGCAATTCAGCTAATGATAATGAATTTGATGGATTTGTGAAAATCTTGAATGATGCAGCCGACACTATTAAAGTAGCAGGTTCAAATTTGACAAAAGCAAATATTATCAGCGAATTAGAAAAAGTATTTACCGCAATTCCTGAAGCAGTTTTGCAACAAGGGGAAGATGCAATTAAAATCTTTGTTTCTTATAACTCTTACAGAGCGTTAAAGATGGCTTTGGCAAACGTTGATTCACAAGTTATTGCCGCCGCATTTACAGTTGACGGTGGTGTTATCCGTTACTTAGGTGTTGAAATAGTACCTGCTGTTGGTATCACAAACGGTCAAATGGTAGCTGCAAACACAGATAACTTGATAATGTTAACTGACTTAGTATCAGACTTTGCAAATATCGAATTGGGTACATTCCCAAAACCAAACGAAAACAGATTATGGGTCAAAGGTGCTTTGAAAATCGGTGTGGCAATTGCTTATCCAAGTGAAGTCGTATTATACGCATAAATCTAATATAAGGGGTTGAAATATATCCCTTTATTAAAATAATAAAGAAGAAAATACAAAATAAAAATGAGTTGTAAATTATCAAACAATATAACACGTGATTGTATGTACCGTGTGGCAGGTGTTAAACGCTTGTATTTGGCAAATTTTGATGTTGCCAATAAGTACGAACAAGATGCTGACGGTGTAATTTCAGCAATCACTTTAGGCACAGGTCAAAAAGTATATCAGATGGAATTTGCTGACGGTACAGCGCAGTGGACGGACGATTTAACAGCAGGTGGAAACAGTAACAAATACCGCACACATACTTTAACCTTCATAATGACAGAGTACGATACCAATATTTTAAAAGAAACGCAAGCATTAGACTTGGGACGTTATACAGCCTTTGTGGTTGATAACAACAACAAAGTAGTTTGTTTGGGCAGATTGAATGGTATGGTTGCAAGTTCTGATAATTATGCTTCAGGCGCAGCAGAAGCGGATGCCAACGGGTTTACAATCGTAATGGCAGGTATCGAACAAGAAGTTGCTCAATTAGTTAAAGATGAAGAATTGGTAAGAGCTTTACTTCAACCTACTGTTGTAGTAACAGACTAATTGAATTGAAAATAGTTTATATAAGGTGATATGACTTAGGTTGTATCACCTTTTTTTATCTCTTTTTAAAAAGAAAATGGATTGTAAACTAAATAAAGACTTAACAGGTGATTGCAAATACTCAATTTCAGGAATTCATTCACTTTGGGTTCTTAATATTGATGATTTCCAAGTATATGAGTTTAGAAATGATAAGTTATATTCTGAAATATATGTTGATAACATATACATAAAAGGTAAATGGTATGAATTGCAGACTATTGATGATTCAAAGTTTACTGAAAAGTTTGCAAATGGCGGATATACACAGGAACTTACCACTTATATATCAAAGTTTGATTCAGAAATACAGGCTGAAATACTAAAGACCAATAAAAGAAAGTTCTTAGTTCTGTTCAGGACTAATGAAGGACGTTATTTTGTATATGGCAGTGATGGCGGTGTTCCACTTGTTTATACTGCTGAAACAGGTTCAAAAGGTTCTTCAATCGGTTATTCTGTTACCTTATCCAAGAATAGCCAATTTCCATTATTTGAAGTGAATCCTGATTATATGGTTAATGGCGGTGGTGCTAAATTCCAATATTTGCCTGTATTTGAACCGATTTATTGTGAATTGAATGCTTCATCAAAGAATACAGGTTATCAGGTTGCCACTTATGCTGTAAAACAAACTATTGATAAAGGCGAAGCACTTGATATTAATGGTGATTTATGTTCCATATCAGGAAAGAAACAGGCTATTGTGATACTTCAGGGTAAATCAAATCCTGATTCATCCAAATATGAATCAGAAGGTACATATAACCCTGATTCAATATTGAAAGGTGGTAATGTGGTGAAGAAACTGAATTATATGGAATGCAGACCTGAAATAACAGGTTCTATAACAGCAACACCCAATCTTATTACTTTAACAAGAAATGTAAGAACCAAAAATATTACCATATATAGCCAACACGATTGGAAGATGATACAGGCAAGTGATAAAGCCAATTGCAATCTTAATGAAGGTGGTGCAGGTGATAATATCGCAAAATTTGACAGAAATACCAATTATGGAAATGGTACATTCAAATTCAAAAACACTTATACACAGGAAGAAATTGATGTAAAGGTTCAGAACTTGATATTGCAATCAACAGGTATGGATGTTATAGGTGAACAAGTTACACCCACTTCAAACGGTGTTATTTGTTCGGCAGCAGGATGTTCTATCAGGTTATCAATAATGTGTGCAGGTGGTGCAGGTACTTATTCAGTTGCAACCAATATATCACATTCTAATTTTATCACCTATACAGCAAATACCAATTCATTTGAAATAAGGGTATCTGAATCAGATATTGAAGAAGAAAAGACTGCTGTATTTACATTAACACACGATACTTCAAGTGATGAAAAGATTGTGTTCACTGTTACACAGGAAGCAGCAAAGATTATTAAGATTCCTGATTTCAATTTCCTAACATACAGATATAAATGGACTGCTGAAGATGGTAGGGACTTAGACACTGCAACAGAGTTGGTAAATAGTGGTTTGGCTGATGCTTCAGGCACTACAATTGATGGTTTGGCTGTTGGTTGGAATATGAAAGGAAACAGTAATACAGAAGTTACCAAATACCTTAAATATGGTGGTGATAACCGTGATTCAGGTAACGAATGCACGTTTATTGATATGTTAGCACTTTGTTCTGAAGAACATTTGCCCAATCTACCTGACAAGATATTTGTTGATATATACGCTAATTGGTATGGTGAAAAGAAAAATGGTTATATGACCTTTGAAATAAAAGCTTATAAAGGTGGCGAAATGGTACAGGATGGTTATAATTTTAATAATGTTGGTGGTGAGGAAGTCTATTCAGGGGAACAATCCAAATTTGTGAAAGCAGCCTGTACAACCAATCATACAACATATAAGACTGATTACACTTATGTATGTAGGGTAACATACGATAAGTTAACCCGTGAAGCTTCAATTGCAATACAAAGTGATGATTCAGGTAAAGATTGCCATTAAATAATAATTTTATCTATTATCAAAATTAGTAAGAGATGTTGAAAATAAACACGACAAGTAAATATGCGGAATTGAAATTTGATGATAAATCTGATTTATATCCTTTAAATGAAATTTCATACACAGTTGAAAATGATTCTGAAACAGTTTCATTCTATAATAGATTTTACAACAAAATAGTGACTGAACAGATTTCCAATATACAAGTGAATGATGTTCCTGTTACCCGTGATAATATCCAAGAATTATTATCTGTGTTATTTGCAGGTTATGAAGTAACAGGTGGTGGAACTGTTGACCTTTCCAACTACTACACTAAGCCTGAAACTAATACTTTACTTGAAAATAAAGTTGATAAAGTGGAAGGTAAACAATTAAGTACAGAGGATTACACCACTGAAGAAAAAAACAAATTGGCAGGATTAGAAAATTATGATGATACTACTGTTAAAACCGATATTGCATCTAATACAGCAGCAATAGAAGCCGAAGTAACACGTGCAAAGGCTGCTGAAAAGGTAAATGCTGATGCTATTATTGCTGTTGATGCAGCATATAAGGCTGCTGATACCGCATTACACGGTAATATTGATGCAGAAGTTACCCGTGCCACTAATGCTGAAAGTGCGCTTGATGCTAAAATTGATACCAAAGTTGATAAGGTAGAAGGTAAACAACTTTCAACTGAAGATTATACAACAGCCGAAAAAACAAAATTAGCTTCTTTGGAAAATTATGATGATACTGATGTTAAAACCGATATTGCAGCCAATACAGAAGCAATAGAAGCAGAAGTAGTACGTGCCAAAGCTGCTGAAAAAGTAAATGCTGATGCAATCAGTGCTTTAGATGCTGCATATAAAACTGCTGATGCCACTTTAGATACCAAGATTGATGCTGAAGTAACACGTGCTACTAATGCTGAAAGTGAATTGAATACCAAGATTGAAACTAAAGTTGATAAGGTGTCAGGTAAACAGTTAAGTACAGAAGATTATACTACTGCTGAAAAAAGTAAACTTGCTTCACTTTCCAATTATGATGATAGTGAATTAAGAACTTTAATTGAAACTAAAGCTGATAAAGATAAATATGAGAAAGTGGAAGGTAAGGATTATTCATCTTTTACAACGTTTAATATTGACAGCAAAATAAAGTACCAATATGTTGATATGAATGAAGCTAATACCAATACTGTACAATTATATTTATTTTCTATTCCAAGTGATGAAATATCTGATTTTCATGTATTGGTAAAAGGTAATTCAACAAAATCAGTTGAAGTCAAAGCAGGAAGTTATAATATAGCTTGGAAAGAAACACCTGATGAAATTGTTAACGGTGCTTTTTATGAATTCATATTTACAATTTTCAAAACACAGAATAAAGTATTTGCAGGTTATATAAAATATGAGTAAGAAATTATTATTTAATGAAAGTTCACCTGTTGTTGATGTGCCTTTGGAAAAGGATTCAATATTTAGAACCCTGATATTTATTTTCGGTTCTAACAATTCATACTACTTGGATATTAACAGTAAGACAGCAAGTTTAAGACTTCAATATTTAACAGGTGAAAGTGCAGGTTACATAACCTTCACGCCTAATATCAACGTGAATATAACTGTTAAGTTTTTACATAAGGACGGAACAGTTATATATGAAGTAAGCAGTGGTTTTATCGGTGGTTCGACTGATAAAAAAATAACATTTGATGATGATGTTATCATTACCGAAGTAAGTAATTTAAGAAACATAAAATTGCTGAATAAATAATTTATCTATAATAAAAAAAGAAAATGATATACGTTAAATTAAATACAGATAATACAATTGAATACGCAAAGAATGTATATACCACTGATGAAGGTGAATTAATTCTTAATTTCAAAGCTAATCCTGAATTGATGAAGAAGTACGGATTTAAAGAACTGATTGATTCCCCTGTTGAATTTGATGCCAATTACCAAACTTATACAGTGTCTTATATTGAAGATGCAGATAGCATTACCAAACAGTATAGTATTACTTATCTCCCAATCGAGACTTTGAAAGAAGTGAAATTGAAAGAATTGGCTGATTATGACACTTCAGATAATGTTAATGATTTTGATGTTAATGGCTTAAATGCGTGGTTTGATAAAGATACCCGTGCTGCATTATCAACTTCAATTGAATCAGCTTTATTACTTGGTGAATCTACAATTACCTTTGTGATAAATGATAATGAATTTTCAATTGATATTACTACTGCAAAACAAATGTTGGCTGCTGTACAAAGATATGCAGATAAATGTTTCTTGGTGACTGAAGCACACAAACGAGCAATCAAAGGATTAACAGAAGCCGAAGCAATTGTAAATTATGACTTTAAAACAGGTTATCCAACCAAAGTAACGTTTACTTTATAAGGTTGTTTTTTAAGATGTTTGAACCCACGTTGAATTTGCAACGTGGGTTTTGTTTTTATCTGAAGTTTTATCTTTTTAGAAAATAATTCAGATGATTCAAATAAATTTCAAAGAAAACTATATCTTGTTTTCATATCCTGATGGCAAGTATTATGGCTATAAAACAGGGACAATAAGACACGAAATAGAAGGTTCAGCAATTTCATTCTTCCTACTTGATAATGAAGTGGGCGAACAGCCTGTTTTGAACTTCAATTATAAAAACTGTATGATTGAAGGTGTACAGGCAACCGAAGATAATATTAATGATTTGCTTTCAGTTATATATAATGGTGTTACCACTGATGTTAAGGTTATTTCATTCACGCTTGATTCAGATAAGGATGAATTGAAGATTGAAAATAATGATGATACATATTATATAGTTTCATTATCCAAATATAACTTCACAGGTGATATATCCAACCTTCTTACTTTGATTAATAATGAAGTAGAACGTGCTAAGATTGCAGAAAAAGTAAATTCAGATGCTATTATAACTGAAACAGAACGTGCTATTGCAGTTGAAAAATCCTTAGATACTTCAATTGTGACTGAAGTAGCCCGTGCCACTGATGTTGAACAGGTACTTGATACTAAAATTGATACTGAAGTAGCTGCTGAATCCAACCGTGCCAAAGTAGAAGAAGCAAGAATTGAAGTCAAAGCAACTGATTTAGTTACTATTGAAAAAGAACGTGCAATTGCTGCTGAATTAGAACTTAAAACTAAGATTGAAACTGATGTAAAAACTGAATCAGATAGAGCACATGAAGTAGAATCAGAACTTGATTCAAAAATAGATGCTGAAGTTATCCGTGCCACTTCTGCTGAACAAAAAAATGCAGATGCAATCACTGCTTTAGATACCGCATATAAGACTGCTGATGCCACTTTAGATACCAAGATTGATAACTTAGTTACTGCTGAAAAAGAACGTGCCATAAGCGAAGAAACTCGTATTGAAGTAAAGGCAGCAGAATTGGTTACTGCTGAATCTGACCGTGCAAAGATTGCAGAAAAAGCAAATACAGCAACAATTGAAGCTGAAGTTGAACGTGCCAAAGCTGCTGAATCTGTATTGAATGATAAAATTGATGTTAATGGTGATGAAGTTAAATCTGAATCAGACAGAGCACAGGCAGCAGAATCAGCACTTGACACCAAGATAGAAACAGAAATTACCCGTGCCACTAATGCTGAATCTGTATTAAAAACTAAGATTGAAACTGATGTTAAAACAGAAGCAGATAGAGCCAAAGCAGAAGAATCAAGAATTGAAATTAAAACTACTGATTTGGTATCTGCTGAAACAGAACGTGCCAAGATTGCAGAAAAAATTAATGCTGATACAATTACTGCTGTTGATACTGCATATAAGGCTGCTGATGCCACTTTAGATACCAAGATTGATACTTTGGTTGCTGCTGAAGTATCGAGGGCTAAAGCGGCTGAAAAGGTTAATTCAGATGCTATTATAACTGAAAAAGACCGTGCAATTGCTTCTGAAAATGTAATTAGAAACGGTTTGAATGATGAAATTGGTAGAGCACAGGCAGCAGAACAGGCAAACACTACTGCAATCACAACTGAAGTTACCCGTTCCAAAGCCGAGGAAATAAGAATTGAAACTAAATTTGATGGCTTTGTTTCAAATTTGGATTCTAAAATAAATACAAACAAAACAGCAATTGAAGCAGAAGTAGAACGTGCAACCACTGCTGAAGCTTTGACTAACAAAAATTTGAATGATGAAGTTTTACGTGCTAAAGATGCGGAAAAAATCAATTCAGATTCAATTGCTAATGAAGTAGTACGTGCTACTGTTGTTGAAAAGGTAATTGCAGACGATTTAAACGCTGAAATAATTAGAGCCAAATCAGTAGAAAAAGCAAATAATGATACCATTAATGCAGAAGCTGAAAGAGCCAAAGCAGCAGAAGTTAATATTGATGGCAAATTAACTATTGAAGTGGCACGTGCCACTAAAGCAGAAGAAGATTTTGCTGTACTATTGGCAGGTACTTCAGGCAGTACTTCATATTCCAATATTAAGACTGAATTAGATAAGTTAGGTGATAATTATAATTCAATTAGAAGTATTGCTGTAACCTTAAAGAACTTCCTTAATTCAGGTGGTGTATCTGATGCTATTGATTCATTCAAAGAACTTCAGGGCTTCTTAGCAGGTATAACGGATAGTCAAACTTTGGCAGGGCTGTTACTTGAATTAAAAAATGAAATATTAGGCGGTGCAGGTGATGATACAAACACTTTGAAAAAAGTTTATGATGCTTTATCAGGTAATACAGGTGGTGATGTGGATTTATCCAACTACTATACTAAGTCTGAAACGGATTCTAAAGACAATACTAAAGTTGATAAAGTATCAGGTAAGGGTTTAAGTACAAACGACTTTACAACTGCTGAAAAAAGTAAACTTGCTTCATTATCCAATTATGATGATTCAGAAATAAGAAACCTAATTGGAAATACCTATACCAAGTCTGAAGTTGATGCTAAGATTGATGAAGCTGTTGCAGGTGGTGAGGTTGATTTGACTAACTACTATACAAAGGCTGAAATAGATTCCAAAGTATCAGGTAAAGTTGATAAAGTAACAGGTAAAGGACTTTCAACTAATGACTTCACAACTGCATTAAAAACCAAATTGGAAGGTTTAACCAATTATGATGATTCTGATATTAGAACTTCAATCACCAATATTCAGAATATGGTTGATTACACTTTAATCGAAAAGACTGTATCAGGTGCAGGTGTTTTAACTTTGAGTAATGACAGGCTACAACATTCAGTAATTACGAGAAACACAACAATTACATTACCAACAGTAAATAAATATACGGTAATTGATTTGTCGTTTACAGCCAATTCAAATTACACTGTTACGTTTCCCTCTACTTTGATTTGGAAATCTGCACCAAGTGAATTTAAAGATGGCGTTGAAATGGAATTTATATTTACTTACAATAATAATAAATGGTATTCTGCATATATAGAGTATGGAAATAATTAAAAAGAAATTTATATCAAACGAATCAGAACCTTTGCCAATTGGTGAAGGTCTGATTTTTAAGATACTTGCTAAAGCAGGTGATTTTACTTCCACACTTCCAATTTATATAAGAAGTGGAGAAACCATTACAGTTAATTGGGGTGGAACTGTTACGAAATACAGTAGCGGTGTTATAAGTAAATCTTTTAACTACTTGGGGAATACAGAATTATTGGTTCAAATAACCACTGATAAAGAAGATATATGTATTGCAAATCAATCTTCTGCTTATTCTTATATTAAAGAATTGGTAAGTTGGGGTGATAAGCCATTAGTAAGTAATCTTAGCTTCTTAGGTGGTATGTTCGTTAACGAACCATATCTTACTAATGTTGCAGAAGATACTAATAATGTTTGTTCCACATTAACTGATGTGAGAAATATGTTTAGTGGCTGTTATGAATTGGTTTCTGTTCCCAAATTAGATACATCCAACTGCAAATTTATGTCTAATATGTTTAGACAAAATTCAAAGTTAGAAGCAGTATATGGGTTGGATTTAAGTTCAGTAACCGATATAAATAGTACAGCCCGATTGTTTGCAAGCCCTGCAACTTTTAATCTATTGAAAAAACTTTATATATCCAATTTGGGTAAAAGTTCTGCTGATTATTTCAATTTGGAAAACTGTACTGCTTGGGATGTTGAAAGTATGTTGTGGAGTGCCAACCATTCGGAAACATTAACAACAGGAACAAAGTATATCAGATTATATACAACTAATGGTTATGATGAACCTGTTACTGTTTGGCGAAACAAAGGATATAATGTTATTGGAATAATGGATTAATATAAGGTGGTAAGGATTTGAAACTTACCACCTTTCTTTTTGCCTGATTTTATCTTTTTCTAAAAAGAAATAAATGGCAACAAAGAAAGAAATAAAACTTAGCTATACCAATATAAATTTAAACAGTCAAACACCCACTTTTCCAAATTTCAGAAAGTATAAGAATTGGATTAATTACGGTGATTCAAATGATTTTCCCCAACGAATTATCAATCTTAATAATGAATCAGCAGTTAATAAGGCAATCTTGGATAATAAGGTAACTTATATATTGGGTGATGGTATTGATGATTCTGAATTTTACTTTGGAACGCCAAATCAAACCGATACATGGGATTCCTTTATTGAAAAAATTACCAAAGATTATGTAATGTTTGGTGGCTTCTGTTTTCAAGTAATAACCAATCAGGACGGAACATCTTTTTCATTATATCATACAGATTTTTCAAAAGTAAGATGTGGCGACTTCAACGAATTTGGAATTATATTAAACTATTATATTTCAAACGATTGGACTAAGACAGCAGGAAGAACAGCACCCGTAGGCGTCAAAGCTTGGGGAACGGAACAACCAACCAAAGGTGAAAGATATTTGTACTACTATAAAGATTATACAGCAGGATTGGATTATTACCCAATTCCAAGTTATTACAGTGCTATTGATTATGTTGAAGCTGATGGTTTATTGGCTAAGTTTTACCGTAATTCAATCAATAACGGGTTTACCCCAAGCACAATAATCACCATGCCTGCAAATCCTTCAGACGAAGAAAAAGAAGCATTTCAGGCAGATATGGAACGTAACTTCTGTGGGTCTGAAGGTGCAAATTCATTTATGGTTCTTTGGGGTGAATCACAAGAAATAAAGCCTGTTGTTACTTCATTTTCAGCAAGTCAAAACGCAGACCTTTATAATAACGTAAATGATGTAATATTTCAGAAAATTATCAGCGCACACCGTTTGACAAGCCCGACACTTGCAGGTATCAGTGGTTCAGGAAATTTATCAGGAAATGCAAACGAAATTACTAATGCTTACATATTATATAATTATACGGTTATCCAACAACTTAGAAGAAATATATTAGACTGTTTAAATCAGTTTGTTATAATGAATGGGTACACAGGTAAATTGAAAATCAAAGAATTAGATGTAATTGGTAAAATCGCTGAAGCTGCTACACCTGAAACTGAAGAAAATAATAATGAAATAAACACTGTAAACTAATGGCAAAAAACACATATCAACCAATTGTTTTAATTAATGAAGAGTTATTTAAACTTCATTCCCCTGTAACGGATAATACGGTTATTACTGAATTTATTCCATATCTTTCAATAGCCCAAGAACTTTATATTGAACCGATAATTGGAACTGCATTATCTGAAGAATTGAAACTGCAAATCAGCACCAATACCTTAACCCCTGAAAATGGTGATTTGATTATTAAAATTGCACCTGTACTTTCATTCTATACAGTGTATCAGGGCTTACCATTCAAATGGGCTACTGTATTAAACAAGGGTGTAACTGTGCGTGAATCGGAAAATTCCAAAGCTGTTGATATTAAGGATATAGCCCAACTAAGAAGTTGGCTGAAGAATGATGCAGAAGTATTGGCAAGTCAGTTGATTGATTACTTATGTAAGTGCAGATTGAATTACCCTTTATGGATGCCTTCAGATGAATGCGCCTGTAAAAACACGTATTCTGAAGGTTCAGCAACCAAAAAGTTTGAAAGTGGTATTTACTTCAAACATAAGAATAAGATTTGTAATTGTAATAGAAGATGATGGAAGTAACAATTGGAACAATATTAGCCTACTTGGTAACAGGTATATCTTCTGTTATTGCTTGGTTCGCTGCTAATAAATGGCTATTCCCACTGATTAAAGAATGGTGGACTAAAAGAAAAGAAGATGCAAAAATTCAGGATGAACGGGATATTAATGTAAGAAAAGAATTAATTGAAATTGATTCCAATACGGATGATTTATATAAAAGCCGTGTTGAATGGTGTTTAAATCAAATAACAGTATTGGAAGGTAAGTTGGATAGTAAACAAAAAGAGATTAACGACTTTATGAAAGAATTGGATAATCTAAGAGGGATTATTGTTAATCTTCAAAATCAGATAATGAATAATAAACTTGAAATAAACAAGTTACAGGGCTATTGCTGCAAAAACTTGGAATGCAAATTTAGAATAAAATGTGATTAAGTTATGATTGAAAATTTAGTAAGAAATTTCATTAACATATACAAAATGTATGACGGAAAGTATTGCGTTAATGATTATGTAAGTATTATGGAGTATTTGAAAGAAAAGAATATTCTTCCTGAAGAATACATTATTGAACCTTATAATCAGTATCAGATAATTTTAAATATAGATTTATTTGAATATTATTCAAGGAATGATTTGTTATAAAATTGGTACTGAAAAAGTGGTAAGTTTGTTTGGTAGGTCGTATATTTGCTAAAATAGATGATTTATTTTCACATATTTATTTACTTTTGAAGTAAATCAGATATTTATTTATGTAAAGGTTAAGGAGTTGCAAGCCTTTGACCTTGATAGTTGAAGTTCAATAAAGTGTTATTGAATTAATGATACAGGTGGATAGTTTTAAGTTTAAGTTTCCAATTCACCTGTATCTTCAATTATCTAAAATTGGAAACTGACAATAATAAAAAATAAATATAATATAAATGGAAACTTTAAACACAAAAATCAATTCATATTCTGAATTGTTGAAAGAATCAAAGTATTATGTATCTTATAATACAAATTTAACCTTTTTACTAAACCCTACTGAAATTGTAATTTTTAGTACAATTGTTCACTTATGTAATTTGAATCATACAATTGCATCATTTCCTTATTTATCTAAAATAACCAATATCAAACAGACTTCATTAAAGAAATATATGTCTAATCTAAAAAGATTGGGACTGATTGATTATGTAAGATGTGCTGATGGTGCAAGCAATAAATATATTTTAAAATTAGATAATATCAAATAGATCGGAAG